TTAGTGGTGGAGATAATTATCAAGTTGGTGATAAAATTAATTTTGATAATAAAAATTCTGGTGGATTGGGTGCTAATGCAAAAATTAAAAATGTAAAAGGTAAAGCAGTTGTTTCAGCAGCAACATCTAGCACAGAAATAGATGTTGAATTTGCATTAGAAGGAATTAACGAATCAAGATTTATTGGATTCTCAACAGTTCCTCATAATTTAAAGAGTGGTACATTAGTAAATGTTGGATCTATTTCAAAGACTTTACCAGGATTTGGTGGTAATTATTTTATCGGAGTAAGAACTGACAGTTTCAATTTAAACTTAGGTGTGGGTAATACTTCAGTTACAGGATTAACAACGTATTTCTATGTCACTGGAATTTTAGATTATCCAACAATCAGACCTAATGATATATTACAGATCAGTGCAGAAAGAATTAAAGTTCTTAATATTGATAGTTTAAGTGGAAGAATTAGAGTAGTAAGAGAACAAGATGGCACTGTAGGAACATCTTACTCTACTCTTACTTCAATAGTAGAAGATCCAAGAAAATTTACTTTTAATGTTGGGTCAATAAAATCTACAACCACATTTAATTTAAATGAAGAAATTTATTTTGAACCTGAAGAGGCAATTGGTGTAGGCACAGCAGTGGGCACTGCTACAACTATTACCTTTAAAAATCCTGCTATTGGTGTAACTGCAGTAACATTACAATCGCAACAAATATATCTACCAAATCATAAACTTAACTTAAATGATATAGTATCTTATAATAATTTTACAGGAACTGCAGTATCCACATGGAATGGTACTACAGATACGTATAATTTACTCTCTGATTATAGTATTTTGTATGTTGCCCCTATAACAAACAATTTAATTGGAATAGCAACAAATAAAGTTGGACTTGCTAGTACAGGTGGTGGATATTCTGGATTGGGAACATCAACAGGGTTACTTTTCTTCCCTGGTTTTGGTACTGGTGATTTCCATAGTTTCAAAACTGTAAAAACTGATGTTGTAACAGGAAAGATTGGAATTCACACAGTTACTGTATCAACAGCCTCTACTCATGGATTGGAGAATAACAATAAAGTATTTTTTGATTTAAAACCAAAATCAACAAAAACCATTGATGTTAGATATAACGATTATAATAGAAGAGTTGTTTTTGATCCAAAAACATTTACATCAAATGATGTTAATGTAGTTGAAAATACTATTAAAATTATCAATCATAAATTCAATACAGGAGATAAAATAGTTTATAATGCATCTACTGTAATTAGTGGTTTAATTGATCAAAAAATGTATTATGTTGTTATATATGGTGAAGATAAGATTAAACTTTGTAGTGAAAAAATAGATGTTAGCAATAAAAACTTTGTTAAATTCTCATCAGCAAATGCAGGAACTGTATCTAGAATTAATCCATATGTTAGTGTATTAAAAAACCAAAAACTTAAATTTGATTTAAGTGATTCAAGTTTGGGATTTATTAATTCTGGTGTTAGTTATTCTGCCTTTGATTTGAAGATTTATAGTGATTTAAACTATACAAATGAATTTTTAACATCTGGAGAGGATGAAATTTTTGAAGTTGTTAAAACTGGCACAATAGGTGTAAGCACAGATGCAAGTTTAATAATTGATTTTAATGATTCATTTAAAAAATCAAATCTTTGGTATAGATTTGTTGGTGATAATCAAGAAATATTGCCTGCAGTTAAGTCAGAAATAGTTAGTGATGTAAATGTATTTTCAAATAATCAAATTGACCTTGTTAACAGTATTTTTTATGGTTTAAAAACTATTTCTGGAATTGGAACCACTACATTTACATTTTCTATTCCAGAAAAACCTGAAAATGAAAATTATAATGTAAATAATGCTTCAATTTCATATACTACAGACTCCAAAACAGCATATGGGGTTATAGAAAGTATTCAAGTCTTCAATACAGGATCCTCTTACGAATTAGTACCTGGAATTTCATCAATCACATCTCATATGGGATCTGGTGCAATTTTAGAACCTCAAAGTAAAAGTATAGGTGAAATTTTATCATATACTTTTGACACTAATAATATTGGATTTGGTTATCCCTCTGATATTACATTAAGACCTATAGTAAATTTACCTGAAATTTTAAAAATTGAACCTTTATCATCTTTTGATTTTATTGGTATTACATCAAGTGGTAAAAATTATTTAAAAGCTCCAAAACTTATTGTAATTGATGGATTTACTCAAAAAGTTATAGATGATGTAGATCTTCAATATGATATTGGTGATACCAGTGTATCAATTGTTAAAAATACAACAGGAATTTACAATACAAAACCAACACTGATTCCAACAAATAATACTAATGGTGTTGGAATTTCTTCAGTAACTTATAATTCAACATTACAAATAGTAAGATTGCACTTTAATACAACATTTAGTGATGCATCTGATTACCCATTTGCTGTTGGTAAAAAAATATTAGTTGAAAATATAAATCTGGGATTCAATACAACAGGTAGAGGATATAATTCTTCAGATTTTAACTTTGCTTTATTTGAAGTTACAAATTCTGTACCTCAACTTGGTGGACCTGGTGGTTACATTGAATATTCTTTGGAAAATTATCTTTCTATAACTGAAAATCCAGGAGTAGCACTTTTACCAAGTTTGGGTAGAGTTATTCCAGAAGATCATTTCCCTCTGTTTGATGTAAAATTCTCTCCTAATGAATTTTCAAAAGGTGAAATGTGTACAAGTGGTGGAGTTGAAGGAAAAGTTCTTTCTTGGAATTCAAATATAGAAATTCTTAAAATTTCAACCAGCAATGAAATAAAAGTTGGAGATCTAATTCAAGGCAATAGTTCAAAAACTCAAGGAATTGTATCCAGAAAAATTAACTTTAATGCAGAATCAAAAACTGGAGCAGGAGCTACAGTTTATAATGGATGGAAAGATGATGTTGGATTCTTAAATGATAGTTTCCAAAAAATTCCAAATAATGAATATTATCAAAATTTCTCATATGCTGTTAAATCTAAGATTCCCTTTGACACATGGAATCCTGCTGTTAATGCCTTAAATCATACTGCTGGTTTTGTTAAATTTGGAGATCTTCAAATTGTAAGTATATTAGATGATGTAACACAAAATATTTTACAAACTTCAGACTCAAATGTCGAAACTATTGTTGACATCCAAACATTAGTAGATTTAAATTGTGTTTATAATTTTGATTATGTGAGAGAGACTCATGAATTTATAAATGGTGGTTTATATTCAAATGAAATCTTATTTGAAAGTTCTATATTATCTGATTATTTTGAGTCTGTTGGAAATAGAGTCTTATCAATAGATGATTTTAGTTCTTCATTCAATAGTAATGAAAGACCAGATTCATTTAGTTCTATTGGTGATTTCACCAGTAATATGAAATATAATAAAATATTTGCATATGTAAAAGATAGAACGTTTACTGATGAAAGACAGTTTTCAATATTATCTTTAGCTCAAGATGATAATTTTGGATACTTGGATGAATATGCTATTCTAGATTCTAAATTAGATTTAGGTCATTATAGTTATCGTGTAACATCTTCTGGATGGGATTTAACATTTAATCCAAATAAATTTGAAGTTAACAATTATGATACTTCTATTATCAATATTGCTGCAATTGATGATTATACTGGAGTTGGATCAATTACAGCAGTTGGCACTGCTGTAAGTACATCTAGTCAGCAAAATACAGTTTCAGTGGGAACCACAACAAATATTGTTTCTATTGCAACAAGTTATAGGTCAGGAAAAGTTCTTTTAATGTTGGAAGATAGTAATGATAACTATCTTGGTAATGAACTTACCTTCCTTCATGATGGAACCACTGTACACCTTTTAGAGTATGGTGGAATTGGAGATAATTCTAATGCCACATTCACAGGTTTTGGAACTTACAATTCATATCTATCTGGTAATAATGTAAAAATTGATTTTATTCCTGATGCAAATACTACTGCCTTAACTGCAAATGCTCAAATCACTGCTATAAGTGCCTCTGAAACTGGTATTGGAACAGTTGCACTAGATGTTGGTAGATTTAGATCAACTTATAAAAGTATCTCTTCTTCATCAACTCCAGGGTTTACTACAGTAGCCACACTTTCAGAACCTTACGATAGTGGTTATTATTTTATTAATGTCACTAACTCAACAAATAATGTCTATGAATCATTTGAATTGGGAGTATTGAGACAAGGATTAGAAACTTCTGCAGAATTTGTTGAGTATGCAAATGTCTCAACAGGTAGCACTATAGGTGAAGTTAACATATCAGAAAATGGAACTGATTTAAGTATAACCTATAAAGCAAAACCAAGCATTAATGTTCAAGTTAGAACTTATGCAATTGATCTTCAAACTTATGATGATAATACCAATACAACTCAAATAGATTATTTTAATTGGAAAGTTAATAGTGATAATGGTTCTTACAGAGGAACAAAACTTGATATTACAAAGGACTTTAATTTGCTTCATGAAGGTAAGCAAATTTTTAGAAGAGTTATTGATGGTAGCAATCCATCAATTGCAAATACCTCTCTTGATTTGGTCAAAATACCTGAACACTTCTTTGTTACTGGTGAAGAATTAGTTTACAGTAATTCAGGTGCAGGTACATCACAATCTATAGGAATCACATCTGCTACTGTTCCTGGAATTGGTCTTACAGATAAATTACCTACAAAACTTTTTGCTGTTAAAGTTGATGATGGATCTTTAAGATTCGCAGCAACAGCAGAAAAATCACTTTTAATTAATCCAGAGACATTTGATTTTACAAATGTTGGATATGGAGATTCTCATGTATTCACAGCAAAGAATCAAAATACAAAAACTCTTCTCACTATTGATAACATGATTCAATCTCCTGTGGTTGGATCATCTGTCACTACAGCTCTAGCATCATCTATTATTTTTGATACAAGATTTACAACAATTGGAATAACTTCATTCTTTGCTGGTGATTTAGTTCAAATTAATGATGAAATAATGAAAGTAACTGATATTGGAGTTGGAAATGATAATGCAATTGGTGTTTTGAGAGAGCAACTTGGAACAACATTAGTTCAGCATGGAATTGGATCAACCATTACAAAATTGATAGGTAATTTTAATATTGCTGGTAATATAATAAGTTTTGCTGCAGCACCATTTGGTAATGTTCCTATTGGCAGTATTACTAATCCTCCAGATTCTAGAGATTTTAGTGGCATCACTACAAGATCTAGTTTCCACGGAAGAACATTCATGAGGAATGTTGCTCAAAAAACATCTGCTGAAACTTACTCCACAAATTACATATTTGACGATATATCAACACAATTTACTGGTATTAAGAGTGATTTTATATTGAAATCACAATCAAGTAATGTAACAGGAATTTCAACTGGGAATGGAATTGTATTGATAAATGGAATATTCCAACTACCAAGAGGAGAACAACCTGAATTAAACAATTATACAATTATTGAGGATGCTGGTATCTCAACAATTACATTTAGTGGTTTGATTCAACCAGAAGGATATGATCCATCCAAAGGCAATTTACCCACAGGTGGTGTTATTGTTTCTGTTGGGAATACTGCTGGTTTTGCATATCAACCATTAGTTTCTGCTGGTGGTACAGGTATTATTTCTGGATTAGGAACAATTTCATCAGTCAGTATTGGCAATAGTGGATCTGGTTATAGATCAGGTATTCAAACTACTGTTAATGTATCTGTTGCTTTATCTGAGGGTTATCCACCTATTCAAACTTTGGGAACAGCAAATATTAGTAATGGAAATATTGTTAGTGTAGCAATTACAAATCCAGGAACAGGATTCACAACTTCAGATCCACCACTAATTTTATTTGATTCTCCTCTATCATATGAAAATATTCCCCTTGAATATCATTCTTCATCGTTAGCAGGAGTTGGTAGAAGTGCTACTGTTGATATTGTTGTTGGACAGGGTTCTAGTGTAATTGACTTCAAAATTAATAGTTATGGTTATGCATATGGAAATAATGAAATTTTAACTATCCCCACAGGTGGAACTACAGGAATTCCTACAAACACATCTCTAACATTTGAGGATTTCACACTTACTATTCAAGATGTATATACAGATAATTTTAATGGATGGTCACTTGGTCAGTTCCAAATATTTGATTCATTTGCTAGTGAGTTTAATGGAGAAGAAAGATCCTTTAGATTGACAGTTAATGAAGAAGCAATTTCAATTGTGTCTGCTAAAGGTTCATTAATTGATGTTGAACAAACTTTAATCATATTCATTAATGATGTTCTCCAAAAACCTGGATCTGCATTCATTTTTAATGGTGGAAGTATAGTTGAATTTGCTGAAGCACCTAAAGTAGGTGATACTGTAAAGGTCATTTACTATAAAGGAACTGGAGATGATATTGATGTTGTCTTTAGAGATGTTTTACAAACTGTTAAACCAGGTGATTCACTTGATATTAATTATAACCCAAGATCTGGTCAATCATACTTCTTAGATCAAGAAGAAAGAATAGTTACTGGAATCAATACAGTAGATAGTGTTCAAACAACTCTTTATAATGGACCAGGAATAACAAGTGATACTCTCTTACAAAGACCAGTTACTTGGTGTAAGCAAACTAAAGATTTAGTTATCAATTCCAAAAAAATTGGAAAAGATAGAGAAATATATGAACCACTTAGTAGACCATCATCTTATTTGATTACATCTGTAGGTGTTGGATCAACAGAATGTTATGTAAATAATTTAGTTCCAGCATTTAATCCAAAAAATGAAATAGGAAATGCTAGTGTTAGAAATAAGCATCAAAAAATCATTGAAATTAATGATCAGAAGACATTAACTGGAGCTGCTGCAACAGCAGTTGTAGGAACTGCTGGTACAATTATATCATTTAGCATTACTAATCCTGGAGCTGGATATACTGTAGCACCATCTGTATTTGTATCAAATCCAGCTGGATTTGGAGGAACAACTGGCAGAGCAGAAGCAACTTCATTAATTAGTGCTGCAGGCACAGTGACCTCTGTAACTGTTTCGTATGGTGGTACAACAACTGGATTAGCATATACTTCTACTAATCCTCCATCTGTTCTTATTGAGTCACCACCATTAATACGTGAAAAAATTAATATCACTGAGTATAAAGGTGATTATGGTGTTATTGTTGGAATATTAACTGCTAAATCTGGATCTCAGAATACTATACAATTTGATACTTATATTCCAAGATATTCATTTATGAGAGACACAAATGTTGGATCTGGTGTTACAGTTAGTGGAATATCTACAGGTGATTATTTTGTTCTAAATGGTACAAGCCTATCAGTTGGTTCTACTTTTGCTGCTCAGGACTCTTCTGGGGGCACTACAGTGGGGGTTGGAACAACTGCTCTTGATTGTGTTTATCAAGTAAAATCGTTTATAGATAGAAATATCACTGTATATGTTGAAGATACCTCTGGAGTCACTACTTCAGTAAGAACACTTACTGTAAATGTTGATAGAATTCCTGTTGGAATTGGAAGTACTTCAGGTCATGAAATTGGTAATTATAGTTGGGGTAAAATTACCTTTGACGATAGAACTAAACCTAAATCATTCCCTGCTCACACACTGTCAGGTATAGGTTCTGCTTATTCTGATACTGGTATTTCAACATCTTCTTTAGTCAGAAGATTCAATCCACTGAAGTTTAAAGCATATTCAGTATAAGTCCCATAAATAGGAAAAAAGTCCACGCTAATGGCTGCTATTATAACTGATCAATTAAGAATTTTGAGTGCTAAGAATTTTGTATCTGGTGTACAAACCAGTACTAATTCTTATTATGGTTTTATTGGATTACCCAATGCTACTGCATATCAATCTACTTGGGATTCTGATCCACCATCTCCACTTGACAGTTTAGATCAAACTAATCAAGTATGGGATACCATGCTTTCAGTTAAGAAAATCAATAGTAGTGATGCAACTCAAGTTGTAAATAAAAATGTTTGGGCATCTGGCACAACATATGATATGTGGAGAAATGATATCACTATTGATAATCTTTCTCAACCATCAGGATCATCAAACATTTATTCAGCAAATTATTATGTGATGAACTCTGATTATAGAGTTTACATTTGTTTATTTAATAGTGCAACACCTGAAAATGCTTTTAGAGGGGGTCCATCATTAGATGAACCTACATTTACAGATCTTGAACCAAGAGCAGCAGGAAGTAGTGGTGATGGTTATATTTGGAAATATCTATATACCATCAAACCTAGTCAAGCAATTAAGTTTGATTCAACAAATTATATCCCAGTACCAAGTAATTGGAGCACAAGTTCAGATAATGCATCTGTAAGACAAAATGCTTCTGCAAGTGGTCAAATTAAAATTGTATCAATAAAAGAAAGAGGAGTTGGTCTTGGAACTGCTCAATCATATTCTAATGTTCCAATTAATGGTGATGGTAATGGTGCAACAGCAACTGTTGTTGTAAATAGTGATTCAAAAATTGATTCTGTAACAATATCTAATGGTGGATCAAATTATACATTTGGAACACTTGATTTAGTTGCTGGAGGTTTACCAGTAGGCACAACAAATCCAATATTTAATGTAATTGTCCCCCCTCCTGGTGGACATGGAAGTGACATCTATAGAGAGTTAGGAGCATTTAATGTTTTACTATATGCTAGATTTGAAAATGATTCAGAAAATCCAGATTTCGTAACTGGTAATCAATTTGCCAGAATTGGTCTTATTGAAAATCCTAAAAAGTATGAAACTGATAGTATATTTACTGATGATAAAGGAAGTGCTGTTTACGCTTTAAGACTTACTGGTACAGGATATAGTTCAGCAAACTTTACAGCTGATAGTTTAGTTACTCAAACTGTTGGTTTAGGATCTACAGCAGTTGGAAGAGTGGTTTCATACAATCAAACTACTGGTGTTTTGAAATATTGGCAAGACAGATCCAATTCAGGTTTTAATACTGATGGAACTCAAAATGCATCTCCAACTTATGGATTTACAGCTGAAAGATTTTCAGCAGATATTATAACTGGTGGTAGTTATAATATTATTCCAAGTAGTGGAAACGCTTTAAGTATTGAGACTTCATTTACAGGTATCTCTACTAGAATAAATAATAGAGATTTCAACTTGGGTCAAAATTTTTCAAGGGGAATTTCAAATCCAGAACTTGAAAAATATTCTGGAAATATCATTCATGTTGATAATAGACCATCAATTACCAGGTCTGCATCGCAGAAAGAAGACGTAAAAATTATCTTGCAGTTCTAAAAAATCATGCCACAGGAAACTAATCTCAATGTTGCTCCCTACTTTGACGATTTTGACCCAATAAGTAACTATTACAAGGTATTATTTAAACCTGGTTACCCAATTCAAGCTAGAGAACTGAACAATGTTCAGTCTATTTTTCAAGATCAAATTGAAAACGTAGGTAATCACTTTTTTAATGAAGGTGCCAAAGTAATTCCTGGTAACACTAGTTATTACCAAAATTTTCAGGCAATTCAAATTAATTCATCTTATGCTGGTATTCCTGTAAGTCTCTACTTAGATCAACTTGTTGGTAAAAAAATTACTGGAAGAATTTCTGGTGTAACTGCAAATATTGTAACATATATTGATGATTCACAATCAGAAAATGGAAATTATACTCTTTACGTAAATTATTTAAACAGTGGTAATAATTTTGATGAAGCTACTTTTCAAGATGGAGAAGTATTAAATACTGATGAAAATATTCAATTTTCAAACACATTTATTTCATCAGGTGAAGGTTTTGCTCAGTGTTTGTCAACTAATTCAAATCAAACTGGTTCATCATATGCAGTCAGTCAAGGAGTATATTTTCTAAGAGGAACTTTTGTAGACGTCTATGATCAATTATTAATTCTTGATCAATATTCAAATACTCCATCATATAGAATTGGTTTTTTTGTAAAGGAGGAATTAGTTTCTTCTTCATCAGATAATAGTTTAAATGATAATGCTCAAGGATTTACAAATTATACAGCTCCTGGGGCAGATAGACTTAAAATTTCTGCAACTTTATCTAAGAAAAACTTAGATGATTTTGATGACCAGAATTTTATTCAAACAGCAGTAGTTACAAATGGTAAATTAAGAACAATTAATAATCAGTCTGCTCGTAATAATTCTGTTAGAGCAGAATTAGCGAGAAGAACTTTTGATGAATCTGGTCACTATTATGTAAAAGAATTTGTTACTATAGCAAAAGAGAGTTTATTTGGAATAAATGAAAGAGGAATTTATAATGTCAATCAAATAACTGATGATGGGAATAATCCTCGTGAATCGTTAGGTGTATATAAAATTTCACCAGGAAAAGCCTATGTAAGAGGTTTTGAAGTAGATAGAACTACCCCCACTTTTTTAGATTTTGAAAAACCAAGAACAACAAGGACTCTTGAAAATCAATCAATTAATTTTGGTTTTGGTCCAACCTTTACTCTTAATAGAATAAGTGGATCTCCAAGAGTTGGATTCAATACTGATTATACAATAAGTTTTAGAGATAAAAGAGTAGGTATTAATTCTCTAGCTGCTCCAGGAAGAGAAATTGGTTTGGCAAGAGTCTATGATTTCTCTCTTGAATCTGGATCATATAATTTAAATAATCTTAATGAAAATCAGTGGGATTTGGCTGTATACGACATACAACCATATCTTGACATGACTTTGAATCAAAATGCAACTCTAACTGTACCAACTTTTATTGAAGGAAAATCTAGTGGTGCAACTGGATTTATTAGATATCCAGTTGAAGTTGGGACAGCAGCAACTGTTTATAATATACAAGGAGATTTTCATATTGGAGAACGAATTGTCTTTGATGGTGATGATAGTAATGGTAGAACTGCTGTTGCTTTCACATCGTATGGGATTTCTGATTTTAAATCAGTTTTTGGTATTACAGGAACTGCTAATACTTTCACAGCAGACATTATTCCATCAACAGCAAGAATTATTGGTATAGCATCAATTACAGAAAATTCTGGAGGTGTTTCAACTGTAACTGCTTCTGGTTTAACTTTCCCTGGAATTACAACTGTAGGTGATCTTGTAAGTTTTAGCATACCAGGTCAATTAGATATTGCTTTTGCTGAAGTATCAACTATTAATACTAACAATATTATAATTCAAACAGTAGCATCAGTTCCTGGTATTTGTACTGGTCAATTAAATGTTGAACCATTAACTGTTAATGATTTTTCAATTTTAAAAACAAATCTTCAAGATCAGATAGATTCTGGAAATAGTTTTGGTAATAATGACACTTTATACAGTGTGCTTCCAAAACTAAAAAATGAGTCTGTAGATTTAGAAAATGCTGTTTTGGATATTAGAAGATCATTCAGTGTTACAATTGATAGTAATGGAGATACATCTGTAATTACAGCAGGAAATAAAGAAGTATTTTTAAATTATGATGATGAAAGATATTCAGTAACAAAATCAAATGGAACAATTGAACCATTAAATTCTGGAAAACTTGTTTTATCTAGTGGAAATCAAAATGCTCGTTTTGTTGGTCTTTCTGGAGCAGATACAGATACAACTATTGTAGCAACATTAAGAAAAACAGGTTTAACAAATAAGCAAAAAGTAAAAAATGAAGGTACATTTACTTTAATTGATAAATCAAATTTACAAGCTTCAGGTACAAATAGTTCAGGAATTTCAACTACTTTAAATGATGGACTGCTTTATGGTAATTATCCATTTGGTACAAGAATTCAGGATAAAATAATTTCACTTAATGTTCCTGATGTTGTAACACTTTATGGATTATTTGAATCAACTAGCGATTCAGATCCAGTACCTCCTACTATGACCACTGGGTCTATGGATGGTCCAACTAACAGCACTGAAGATATTTCTATAGGTGAATTTGTAATAGGTACTAATACTGGAGCAGCAGCAATTGTTATTGGAAAAATTGATGCTAATAGTATTGAATTTGTATATGGGAATAATAAAAGATTTGCAGAGAATGAAATCATTTCTTTTAGTGATTCTGGCGTGAGAGCAATCTCTGCTGATGTTACAATTGGTGATAAAAATATTATTGATAATTTTAATCTAATTGGTGGTGGGAGAAATTCAATTTATGATTATTCTAGAATTGTAAGAAAAGCAGATGCTTCTGTCCCTAATGGAAAGATAAAAGCATATTATATGTCTGCATCATATAATAGTTCAGATACTGGTGACATTACTACAGTAAATTCATATTCAGAATTTAATTATGCAAATGAAATACCCATAACATCTGGAGTTAGAAATACAGATTTGATTGATGCAAGACCAAGAGTAAGCAATTTTTCTGTTTCTGAAGGATCCAGATCTCCTTTAGAATTCTTAGGAAGAAGTTTTACAGGTAATCAACATTCATCTAAAGATGTAATTGCTAGTGACGAATCAATTACAATTGATTATTCATATTATCTCCCTAGAATTGATTCAATTTACTTAAATCAAGAAGGAGTTTTTAGTGTAATTAAAGGAACACCTTCAGACAACCCAGAAACTCCTAATTCATCACAAAATGGAATTTTAATTGCTAATGCTGAATTACCAGCATACCTTTTCACAACTAAAGATGTAAAAATTAGTTCATTACAATATAAGAGATATCAGATGTCTGATATCAATAGAATTGAAAATAGAGTAAGAAGTTTAGAATATTATACTTCTCTTAATGCTCTTGAAACTTTGGCTTTAGATCAATTTGTTGCTGATTCAAATGGTCTTGATAGATTTAAAAATGGTATTTTTGTTGATGGATTTACAGACATTACTGGACAAGATTATGGTGTAAGAATAAAAAATGCAATTGATCAAAGAAAAGGAGTTTTAAGACCATCTCATTATTGCACTGCAATTAACCTTCAAATTGGCACTGATGCAATATCTGGAATTAGTTCCCAAACAAATACTGGTGATCCTAGATATGCCAATATTGTTGGCACAAATATAAAGAGAAATATTAAAAATGATGGGGATACTTCAACTGTACTTTCACTTGATTATACAGAACAAGAGTGGTTGAATCAACAATTTGCCACAAGAACTGAGAGTGTAACTCCTTTCTTAGTCACCTTCTATGATGGAAATATCACTCTTGATCCAACTGCAGATGTTTGGATTGATACTACTCAGTTAGAAGTTAGAGCAGTTGATATGATGGGTTCTCTTGAAGGAGTTGCTGCTGCATTACAAGTTGATCTTGAAGGTGAATCTGGTAGTAGAAGAGGACAAAGTGATATTATTTGGGAAGCTTGGGAATTCACTGGACAAACTAGTGAATCAGAAAGTAATACTACTAGAGGTACAAGAAGACGAACAAACACTAGTCTAAGACAAGGAACTATTGATGATGTAAATCAACTTTCAGCAGCAGGAAACTTTCAACAAGAAGCAACACTTAGAGCAGATTTTGCAGGGGAAAATTTTGAAAGACTTGGGATTGCTGCAGGTACTATAAGAGGTAGTTTCCGAATGCAACAACAAACTAATGAGATTGTTAATACGGAAACAACACAAACTACTACAACAACTTTTAATAATGAAAGAAGAGAAGGGATACAATTTGATGTATCTGAAAGAGTAGACACTGAATCCTTTGGTAATAGAATTGTTAGTCGTGATATTATTCACTCTATGAGGCAAAGAAATATTGAATTTTTTGCTAGAGCTATGAGACCTTTCACAAGAGTATATTCTTTCTTTGATAACGTTGCAACAACAGCATATTGCACACCTAAGTTGATTGAAATTGAAATGGTTTCTGGAACTTTCCAATCAGGTGAACGTATTGTAGGAAGAGATCTCTCACAATCCACTATTTCTACTGCCAATCAAAGAACTACACCTATTTTAAATGCTGTATTGTGTAATTCAAATCATAGAGCAGGTAATAGATTACAACCAACAGATACTTTTACAAACAATCCATATGATAGAAATAATATTGTTCCAAGTCAGTACTCTGCTGCTTCAACAATATTAAACATTGATACTAAAGATTTATCTGATGAAAATGCTCCTGCATCATTTGGTCATGTTACAGATGGAATGAGAATTGTAGGTCAAACTAGTGGTGCTCAGGCAAATGTTACTAATAAGAGATTTATTACTGATAGAGTTGGAGGTTTAGTTGGTTGTTTTGAAGTTCCTAATGCATCAAATTTATCAACACCATCTTTTGATAATGGAAGAAATAGATTTAGACTTACAAGTAGTTCTAATAATTCAAAAGTACCTGGTTCATTAACAACTGCAGCAGAAGAAACATTTTATTCTCAAGGTGATAGTGATCAAAATCAAGAGGTTACATTATCATTAAGAAATGCAGAAGTTGTTGTAAATGATAGAGAAGAAACTAGAAGAGAAGTTGTTGGTACTACTTCAGATGAAAATATAGATGATCAAGACGTGATAGATTCAACAACAGTTGAAACTGGAGTATATAGAGATCCCCTTGCTCAAACCTTTACTGTTGACGATGAAGAAGGAATATTCATCACTAGTATTGATATTTTCTTCCAGTCTGTTGATTTTGAAAATGTAGTTGAAGTTGAATTAAGAGAAACTGAACTTGGATTACCTGTTCCAAAGAGAATTGCTGGATCATTAGTTGTTCTTGATCCTGGAGCTCCCGCTCTTCCTTTAATTAGAACATCTGATGATGGTTCAGAAGCAACAAGAGTAACATTTGATTATCCAGTTTACTTAAATTCTGGAAGAGAATATGCAGTTGTTCTTCTTTCTAATGTACCAAATTATAGAGTTTGGATTTCAAGACTTGGTGAAATAGATATTAGTAGTATTGGTTTTGCTGAAGGTTCTCAAACTCTTGTTTCAACTCAACCAACATTAGGATCTCTCTTCAAGTCACAAACAGGTTCCACTTGGACTCCAAGTCAGTTTGAAGATTTGAAATTTAGATTAAATAGGGCAAATTTCCAAAGTAATGGAACTGTTAATTTCTATAATCCAGATCTTCCATTTTCACAGGAAGTAATGAAAAATAATCCCATTACAATTATCAGAAATGAGGTGAGAGTGGGATTAGGAACTACAGTAGCAGATATTGATTTTACTCCTGGAACAACAGTTACTCAAAAAGATACAGTTGTTTCTGGAAAATTAGTTTCATCTGGTTCTTCAATCTCCCAAACACCTCTTACCATCACTAATCCTGGATTTGGATTTACTCCAGCAGTTGGAGGACAGCAGTATGATAATGTATCTTTAACTTCTGTTACTGGAACAGGTATCAATGCCTCTGCTAACATTACTATTGAAAATGGAGTTGCTATTGCTGCAACTATAAACAGTGGTGGTAAAGGATACTTTGTTGGAGATGTATTAACTCCCACACAGATTGGTGCAAATCCTCTTGGATCTGGATTAAGACTTACTGTATCAGATACAGCAGGTGTTAATGAATTAACTCTTGTTGGTGTTCAGGGTGATTTTAGTACAATAGAAGGTAGAGATCTTCTTTATCAAAAACCAGGAGTTGGAACAACTTCAATTAATGCTGCTCTTGGAGGAGCTGTTGTACCAACAGGTTCAATTATAAATGTTTCTGATGGACAACACATTAAAG